CAAGGTCGAAGCACTGAGCGCATCCGGGGCGAAGCTGCTGCTGCGCTCGCCCGCCCACTACATCGCGTCGAAGACCGCGCCGCGCGAGCCGACGCCCGCAATGCGCCTGGGCACGCTCACCCACGCGCTGATCCTCGAGCCCGAGAAGTTCGACGCCGAGTTCGCGGTGATGCCGAAGTTTGATCGGCGCACGACGATCGGCAAGAAGGCGGCGGAGGAGTTTGAGCAGGACCACGCCGGCAAGACCATCGTGGACGAGGCCGCCTACGACAAGGCCAAGGCCATAGCCGCGTCCGTGCGGCGTCATCCCCTGGTCGCGCAAGGCCTCGCCAACGGCCACGCCGAGGTGTCCCTGTTCTGGGACCAGCACGGGGTGCCGTGCAAGGCGCGCTGCGACTACATGACCGGCAGCGCGATCCTCGACGTGAAGACCTGCAGCGACGCATCGCCGGAAGGCTTCGCACGTCAAATCGCGAACTTCCAGTACCACCTGCAGGCCGCCCACTACGCCGCCGGCTTCCGCGAGGTCGTCGGCTGGGAGCTCGACCGCTTCATCTTCATCGCGGTGGAGAGCGACGCGCCGCACGCGGTGGGCGTCTACTCCCTCGACGCGCGCAGCCTGCAGTCCGGTCGCCTCCTCATGGAGCGCGCCGCCAGCGCCTACCGCGTGGCCCTTGAGCAGGCGCAGGACGCGCCCGCCTTCTACTCCGACATGCTGGTGGAGATCGGCGTCCCCTCCTGGGCGCAGGTCGAGCCCTACACCGCCGAGTAGCCTGCTTTTCAAAAGTGCCTTGCGCCTAAAACGCAAGGCGCTTATGAACTGCAAAAGAGGGACCGACATGGCCAACGTGGACGAACCGGGCGACTTCTTCGCCGCCCTAGAGGACCAGCGCCAGGCGCTAGGCCTGACGCAGCGCGACCTGTGCAAGCGCGCGGGCCTCTCGCATTCCGCCTATTGGTACGCCGCATCGCGCGGCAGCGACATCGGGCTGAAGGCCGCGCTGCGCTACTGCAACGTGCTGGGGCTGCGGCTGAAGGTGGTGAAGGGGGCGGCGAAGTAATGCGCTACCTCTCCGTGTGCAGCGGGATCGAAGCGGCCACCGTCGCGTGGCACCACATGGGCTGGACCCCGCTCGCCTTCAGCGAGATCGAGAAGTTCCCGCGCGCGGTCCTTGCGCACCACTACCCGACCGTGCCGCTGCACGGCGACTTCACCAAGCTGCGAGATGAGGAGTGGATCGCAGCCGCCGACGTCCTCGTCGGCGGCACGCCGTGTCAGGCGTTCTCCGTCGCGGGCAAGCGGCTGTCCCTAGCCGATGATCGCGGCAACCTTTCCCTTGAGTTCGTGAGGCTGGCTGATGCAATTGACCATCTTCGACGTGCTAGGGGAGCCAAGCCCGGCATCGTCCTCTGGGAGAACGTCCCCGGCGTGCTCAACGTCAAAGACAACGCCTTCGGCTGCTTTCTCGGGGCATTGGCTGGAAGCGACGAACCCCTCCTTCCGCCAAGAGGGCGATGGACAAACGCGGGTCTGGTTGTTGGACCCGAAAGACGCTGCGCCTGGCGGGTTCTCGACGCTCAATATTTCGGAGTGGCCCAACGACGCCGTCGTGTGTTCGTTGTCGCAAGTGCTAGAGACGACATCCATCCCGCCGAGGTTCTTTTTGAGCGCGAAGGCGTGCGCCGGCATTCTCCGCCGCGCCGAGAAGCGCGGGAAAAGCCTGCCCCCACAATTAGCGCACGCCCTACAGGCGGTGGCGGGTTAGGCACGGATTTCGACCTCGACGGGGGGGCTGATACCTGCGATCGCAAACCCTCTTACTGCACGCATGCACAAGGGGTGAACACGACCTGTGACGAAGGTCAGACAATGATTGCGCACAGCCTGCGGGGCGAGGGCTTCGACGCCAGCGAAGACGGCACGGGGCGCGGCACGCCGCTGGTGCCCGTTGCCTTCCACCCGACGCAAGACCCGATCTCCTCCACGGACGGCTCGACGCACACGCTGGGCTGCGGGTCGAAGGGAGGAACGGCGACGGTGGCGGTGGCGTTCGACACGACGCAGATCACCAGCGCAGCGAACCGCAGCAACCCGAAGCCGGGGGATCCCTGCCATCCGCTCGCAGCGGCGGCCCATCCCCCGTGCATCGCCTTCTCCGCCAAGGACCACGGCGCGGACGCAGGCGACATCGCGCCCACGCTCCGCGCGATGGGGCACGGCGCGAGCCACGCGAACGGCGGCGGGCAGGTGGCGGTGGCGTTTCAATCCAAGCAGTCCGCGACAGCACAGGCTCCCAGCTTTGACGATGTCGCCCCAACGCTGGATGTCGCAAAAGCTGGCGGCATGGCAACGCTCACCACCCGCGCCGTGCGCCGCCTGACGCCGCGCGAGTGCGAGCGCCTCCAAGGCTTCCCAGACGACTACACCCGCATCAGCGAGAAGGCCGCAGACGGGCCGCGCTACAAGGCGCTGGGCAACTCCATGGCCGTCCCCGTCATGCGGTGGATCGGCCAGCGCATCAACAAGGAGGCCGCGCGGTGATCCACTACCACGGCACGCCCATCACTCCCGATTACCTGCTGGCAGAAATGGCGGGGCGCCACTTCTGCGTCAGCTACGCCGCCGCGCGCCAGCTCCCCGCGTGCCTCAATATCGGCGCCAGTGTGATGCTGGACAACGGCGCCTTTAGTGCCTGGACGCGAGGCGCTGCGGTCGATTGGGTCGGGTTCTACCAATGGGCCGAGCCGCACCTAGCGCATCCGCATTGGGCCGTGATCCCCGACGTGATCGACGGGGACGAAGACGCGAACGACAGCCTGCTGGCAGAGTGCCCGCTGCCGCGCGAGCTCGCCGCGCCCGTGTGGCATTTGCACGAAAGCCTTGACCGGCTCGCCCGTCTGGCGGACATCTGGCCGCGCATCTGCTTTGGGTCATCGGGCCAGTACGCCACGCCAGGATCCCCCGTCTGGACGCAGCGCATCACCGAAGCCTGGGATCTGCTGCAGAGCACGGGGCGGCGACCCTGGGTTCACATGCTGCGGGCCATGAAGGAGGCTGGGCAAGGGCCTTGGCCCTTTCGCATCTGCGGACAGCACGAACATCGCGCGCAACCACGCAGGATCCGCAGGCGCTCCCGCCCAAATCCCCGAACGCATGGCGGCGCGCATAGACGCCATCAACCCGCGCTTCACCGGCAAGCGCGCTAAACAAGGAACGCTGCTGTGACCCGCTACCTTGTGGCCGTCGCTTTTCTGGGCTGCATCCCCGCCGCCAACTGGCTGATCGGCAACGTCGGCACCACCTGCATCCCGCAGGGACCTTGCCTGATCCCCGTCGCGCCTGGGCTCATGGCCCCCTCTGGCGTGCTGCTGATCGGCGCGGCCCTCGCGCTGCGCGACGCGGTGCAGGAGGCGCTGGGGCGCGCGTGGGTGCTCGCCCTGGTTATCGCAGGCGCGGCCCTGTCCCTCACAGTTTCCCCGCCCGCGCTGGCGATCGCATCGGCTACGGCGTTCCTGCTGTCGGAGCTCCTCGACTTCGCCGTCTACGACCGGCTCCGCAAGCGGATGCTGGCCTGGGCCGTGCTGTTGTCGGGCGCGGCAGGCGCGGTCGTCGACAGCCTGCTCTTCTCCTACCTCGCCTTCGGCACGGTGGGCTGGGCGCCCGGCCTCGTCATCGCCAAGGTCTACGCCTCTCTCGCCTACGCCCTCTGGATCTGGACGCGCAGCCGGAGGGCCGCAGCATGAGGCCCGTCATCCTCGCCATCGACCCAGGCGCATCAGGCGCGCTCGCATTCTTCTGCCCGACCGCCGGCACGCTCGAGATCATCGACATGCCCACCGTCGAGGTGCTGCGCGGCGGCAAGAAGAAGAACGAGATCAGCCCGCAGATGCTCGCGCCGCTGATCAACGCGCGGAAGCCGGGCGTCGCCGTGCTCGAGAAGGTCGGCGCGATGCCAGGGCAGGGCAGTAGCTCGATGTTCCAGTTTGGCCGCGGCGTCGGCATGGTCGAAGGCATCGTCGCCGCGCTCCACATCCCGGTGGAGTACGTCACGCCCCAAGCCTGGCAGAAGGCCGTGG